GGCCCGATGGTGCGGCGGTTTCAGGAAATGGGTTGGGAGATCAATGATTTTCACGGCGGCAGCAAGCCCCGGTTCAATGAACGGTATCAGGACGCCTGGACGGAGGCGTGGTGCGAAGGGGTGAACCGGATCAAGCAATGCAGCATCATTCTGCCCAAGGATCAGGAGTTTCGGGGGCAGGCCTTGGCGCGCAAGACGAAGTTTATCAGCAGCGGCAAGTTGAAACTGGAGACAAAGGAGGACATGCGCCGGCGGAACATTCAAAGCCCGGATGAAGCCGATGCGGTATTTGGGTGCATGATGCCCGCCCCGCTGGCGCGGAGTGTGCAGTTTGGGGAAAAGCGGGCGGTGAACTGGCACGAGATTATGGAGGACAACCGGGAAGGAACGCCGACGTATTTCCAATAGGGGTGGGGAAAATAGGGGTTGAGCAATGGGGTCGAGTCAGGGAAATCTGTGAGTGCGAGTGAAAGAACTTTATGAATCAGCGCACAGCATCCTGACGGGCCGGAGCGTTTGGGAGAACAAGCAACGATTGTTTTACCAGATGCGGCATGACGGGATTCGCCGGCAAAAGAAGCCATTTCCCGGCGCGGCCGACGGCCATTATCCGATGGTGGACATGGCCATCCGCAAAGCCAAACCGTTTTGGATGGGCCAGGTGACGAGCGGGGACAAGTTGGCGGTGTTCACCAGCCTCAAACCCAATGATCTTTCCAGTTTCTCGGACAGTGCCGCGGACTACTTCGATTTCATTCTGACCCAGAAAAGCCAATTCCTGCGCAAGTTGCGGGTGGCGGTGGATCACATGTTGTTGCGCGGTCGGGGCATCATCAAGGTGACGGTCAATCCGCTGGATGATTACAGCCTGCAAATCGAGGCGATCAATCCCATGTTCATCCTGATGCCGCAGATGGCGGATGATTTCCCGGATGCGGACGAATGGGTTCATGTGAAGCATTTGAGCGTGGCGGCCTATAAACGGCTGGATGCGCGCTACGATACCAGCCCGGAAACGGTGGCCAAGATTCGGGGCAGTGAGAACTTCGAGAACTTCAGCACGATCACCGAGGAAAAGCGCACGCGCGAAGGCATTACCCACACGACCGATCCCGAGAATATCATTCTCTGGGAGCACTGGAAACGCACGGTAAGCGGGTGGCGAATTTTCACATACAGTCCGCACGCGCCAGAAATTGCGTTGCGCAAGCCACATGGTTGCCCGTGGAAGGTGCAGGGGAAACCCAGTTGCCCATTCTTCAGCTTTCCGATGGAAGTGAAGGATGAAGGTTGGTACAGCCCGCGCGGCTTGGGGGAATTGCTGGCATCGGTGGAGCAGTATTTGACCAAACTGTGGAACGAGAAGGCGGACGCGATGACGTTTGCCAATCGCCCGCTTTATACCGGCGAGAAAGAGATTTTGAACCCGGCCAATTATCGCTGGGCGCCGGGGGAATACGTTCCCGGGAACATCCGCGGAGTGCAACAGGGGCAACCGCCGTTCAGTTTTGACCAGGAAATCATGTTTGCGCGGAGCATTGGCGAGCTTCAGGCGCAGACGCCGGACTTTGGCATCACGCAGGAAGGGGCGGGGCAGGGCGGCGGCAAGGCGCGGACGGCCGCGGAGAACTATCGGATTGCGGCCTTGACGCAGGCGGGGACGAATGACAACGCCGTGGTGTTCCGGGAAAAGCTGGCGGAAGTGTATCGCCACATTTGGGGTTTGATCCTGCAATTCAAGCCAAAGGATTTCACCTATTTTGCCGCGGGCGAAGTAGGGACGTTACCCGAACAGGCGTTACACGATGCGTATTTGATTGCGCCGGACGGCTCGCCGGACGGCTGGAATCGGCAGCAACGCTTTCAAAAGGCGGTGGCCTTGATGCAGGTATTTACAGGCAACCCGAATGTGAACCCGGAAGTCTTAACGCGGAATGCGTTGGCGGCCGAGGATGGGCGGTTGGCGCAACAGGCGTTTGTGCCGTCCAATTTGAAAGGAGCGATCGAGGCGGAGGATGAAGCGCACGAGATTGCAATTCTGAAGGAAGGTTTCCCCGCGGTGGTGACACCGGGAGAAGATCATGCCACGCGGATCAAAATGTTGTTGGGCTGGCTGCAAAAGCAGCAACAGACCGGCGCGCCCCTCGACCCGATTGCGCGGCAACGGATTCAGGAGCATCTGGCGGTTCACTACCAGTATTTGCAGAAGACGAACCCGGCGGGCGCGCGGCAATTGGCGCAGACCGTCCAACAGCAGGAACAACCGCAACCCAACAATGTGGCGCAAATGCCGGCCGCGGGTGGTCCGCCCGTGCAGACCACGCCCGACCAAGTAGGAGCACTATGAGTAAGTTTATCACCCGGATACCCGTGGATTTCGCCATTGTGGCGCAAGGCGTGCCCAAGAACACGTTCATCCATTCCGCGCAATTGAGCGAGGATCGGCAGGCGGTGGAAGTGATTTGGGACAATCCCGCCTTTGAAAGCCCCGTGCAAGGTCCGTGGCCGTTCCCGATCGAGGACATTCGGAACGGGACATTGCCGGAGCGGGTGACGTTGGCGGACTGGGTGACGCAAGCCAAGCCGGAACAAGTGCCCGCGGCGGAAGTGCCCGCAGTGGAAGAAACTGGCGGGGTGGGGAATAAAGCGGTTGTTCCGCCGGGGCGAAAGCGTAATAGATAACTCTGATGATGCTGAGGTTGTGGCAGTGGTTGAAACGGTGGGGGGCGCAGCCGGAAACGGTTGCGCCTGCCGTTCCGTCATTGTTGCCACTGCCGCACGCGCCGGAATGGCAGCTGCAGAATCAAGCCGAATGGATTTCCTTTCTGGCAACGCCGACCGGGATGATTTTGCGGCAACGGCTGTATGCGGCGGCGGCGGAGAACGCGCGGAACGGCGCGACCGATGCGATGCACAGTGCGCACAGCGCGGGGCGATCGACCGGGTTTTATGATGCGATCCTGTGGCTGGAAAGCCAGGCGCGCATTGAGTTCGAGCAGCAAATTCCAATTTCCGGGGCATCCAGCGAACTGGGTGCAACATCCGCGCAGGAGCACCAGGGTGATGCTCTGCTACGCGAATTATATTCACCCTAAGAGAGATACCAGGCATGACCGATATTTCGGAATTAAACGGAGTGGACGACGCCATGAAAGTCTTGGACGCCTTGGAGGCGGAGCGAGGCCCGGCGGCGGCGGACACTGCGGACAGCGCGAATCCCGAGCAGCGCGCGGCTCAACCGGAGGCAAGTGATGCCGAGGCTCAACTAAACACTTTAACCGACACACCAGCGGCGGCAGACCCGGCGGCAACGCCGGAGCCGACCACCGCAACACAGAAGCCGGATGCGACAGATGAAACTCAAGCCAAGCCCGTAACGCGGGATGAAAAGGGCAAGTTTGCCCGGGAAAAACAACGCCGCGATGACAGTTGGAAGGCGTTGAACGCGGAAAAAGCCGCGTGGGCCGAGGAACAGGCGCGATTCAAGGCGGAGCGGGAGGCATGGCAGCGCGAGCGGGAAGCTGCGGCGCAGGAAAACCAAGTCACCCCCGAACGCTATGAAGCCTATGGGCAACAGATGCAGGCGCAGGCCGATCATTTGTTGGCCGAGGCGGATCGGCTGGAAGCTGCGGGGAAGTTCGATGAGGCGGAAGCCAAGCGCGAAGATGCCCGGGATGCCGTGGCGGACGTGCGCAAGGCGAAGAAAGCCGCGGCGGATTTGCGGGCGAACCCGCCGGCCAGCCTCCAGCAACGCAATGAACAAGTGCAGGCGCAGAAACGCGAATGGACTTTGAAGGCGGCGCAGGATTTCCCGGACTTGGCGAAGGATGGCAGTGAGTTTCAAAAAGCGGTGGCGAACAATTTGGCGGAGCTTGCGAGCCAAGCCCCGACGATGGCGCGCGATCCGCGGAGCATCTATTTTGTGACCAAGCTGGTGGCTGCTGAGGCTGCTGCCGCTGGTGTGCCGGAATTGAAGAAGAAGTTGAGCCAGACAGAGGCAAGGGTTAAGGAGTTGGAAGCCCTGACTGGTCCGACGCCGCCGGGTAATCCCGGGCCGGCAGGTGGCGAAATCCCGTTTGAACAACGTTCCCGCGAGGAACAGTTTGCCGAACTGGAACGCCTGGCCACAGGGATGCCGCTCCGGTAACGCCCTTGCCATGACAAGATCATGGCAAATACAATCGCAATCTTCAATCAAGGCGGGACGCCAGCACCGGCGGACTTCGCCAATCGGTTACAGACGTTTTTCAACAAGGATTTGTTGGAATCCCTCAAGTTCGAGTTGGTTTTGGCCACTTACGGCATGAAATCCAGCTATCCGGCGCATGGGGACACCATCCGCTTTTTCCGCGCCCGCAAAGCCAACACCGATGGGTTGTTGGGTTTGAGCGCGGCAGAATCCGCCGGGCCGGGCCGGGCGGGCAGCGCCGTAGCGTTGACGGAAGGCACGACCCCCACGCGGATGACGGACGTGGGGGTGGGCTACGTGGACGTGCAACTCAAACAGCGCGGCCAGATCAGCAGCATGTCCGACATCGCGCAGGCGATCGACTTGCTGAACATGGTGAAGCTGCACAGCAAGACACTGGGCGAGGATGCGGCGTTGGGACTGGACGGCATTGTGCGGCAGGCATTGATTGCCGGCCTGACCAATACCGATACCACCTACGGCGCGAAGCATCCGTTCGAGCGGTATCCGTATATCACGCTGACCAACGACAGTTCGGATGATTATGACACGTTCAAGGTGACGGCCAACGCCAGCACCAGCAACGGCAAGATCACCCGGGCGGTGCATCTGGGTTGCATCACGCAGTTGCGCGCGGCCAATGTGCCGACCATCGGCGGGAAATATGTGGCGGTGACGCCGCCGCAGGTCATGCACGACTTGCGCCAGGATACAACTTGGGTCAGTGCGGCCACACAGGTGGATACCAGCAACCTCTACAAGCGCGGCCAGATTGCGCTGGACGGGGCGGTGTTTGTGGAGGCCGACAATGCGAGCATCGAGGGGGACACCTACGGCACGCAGTTGGGCACGACCCCGATCACCAGCACGAACACCCCGGTTTACTCCACGTTCTATCTCGGGCGCGATGCGTTCGGGTGCGTGGAACTGACCGACAAACGCGCGGGCGCGAGCATGATGGGCCCGAAACTCATCGTGAACGCCACGCCGGACAAGGCCGATCCGCTCAACCTCAAGACGGTGTTGGGTTGGAAGGCATTCTTCGGCTGCAAAGCGTTGCACACGTCGGAAACCTCCGATGTGCCGCATTACCTGCAACTGCGCACCAAGAGCACGTTCTAAGCGAGTTGAAGCACCGTCCGGCGGGGATCACTCCCCGCCGGACTCCTTGACCCAACAAATTTGATTGAAAGACAAAGGAACACCATGAATGCGAATATGCCGCCGACTGATGGCGATTTTGCCGTAAATGCGGGCGCGAGCGCCCCGCCGGAACTGGCGCTGATGGCCGGCCCGAACGAGCAGGCCATCCCCTTGGCCGCGCTGCAACAACCCGATGAAACCGAGCAATTGGTAACGCCGGAAGTGGGGGACATGGTGACGTACACGGTGGAAGGCAAGATTTCCCGGATCGAAGGCGACCGCGCTTTTGTGACGGTGGAAAGCGCCAACGGGCAGCCAGTGGCGGAGGAACAACCAGAGAATCCGGCGGATGACGCCGGAGGATTGGCGGCTTTGGAAGCTGAAGCACAAGGAATGGCATGAACATCCCAACCAAGAAAATTCCCAACGGCAGCGGCGGCGGCCTGGTGGCGAGCCGGGTAATCAGCACGACCCCGATCAAACTGCTGAGTTTGATTGTGTTGAACACCGGGGGCGCGCAATACATCCAGCTTTTTGAAACAACGACCGTTCCGGCGGATAGTGCGGTGCCAGTGATCCCCGCGGTGTATGTGGGGGCCAACTCCACGGTCCAATTTGATTTCGGCGTGTTCGGCATTGATTTCGATGCCTTGTGCGTGTGCAACAGCAGCACGGCCGAAACCAAGACGATTGGCAGTGCCAACTGCGCGATCACCGCAATTGCCCGGGGATAACGCCATGAGAATCATTCTTGCAATCCTGATCTGGGCCGCGGCGGCCAGCTTTGCGCCCGCGGCCATCACAGTGACGCCCGGGGGCGGGGGCGGGGTCATCACGACGAATGAGTTTGATGGGTCGGCCATCACCAGCGGCACGGTGGCGGATGCACGCATTGCCTCGACGATTGCGCGGGACTCGGAAGTTCCGGCGATTATGGCGACGAATATCGCCGCCGCCTCCACCAATGCTCAATATGCCGCCTACTCTAATTTTAGACTGAATCTGCAAACCAATCCACCAAGTCGCCTCATAATGGATGATGACGGCGAAGATATTGACGGGCTGATTCAGCACGCGGCGATGCTGAAATTGATGGACTATGGGGAGGTCGAACTGCTGGCGATTACGAAGGCGAACACGAATGAGTTTTCGGTGGGTGCGGTTGAAGTGGTGAATCGATTTTACGGCTACGGCAACATCCCGATTGGCGTGCGCCGGGATGGCATCAGCTACTCGCACACGATGTCTTGGGAAACCAACATTGTTCGCTACAACACGAATCTTTGCACCTATCTTTACAACTCCAATGCGCCAAACGCTGTGGTGTTGATGCGGAAGATTTTGGCGAACTCTCCGGACAACTCCGTTGATTTCCTCGTGGGCGGGCAATCGTTCAACATCTATGCGCTGTTTAATTCGACAGGCGACAGCATCAGCAGCAAGACGGGCGCGGAATTGATCTTTACCAAGGCGCGGGACTTTTACGTCATCGCGGGTGATTACCCGAGCGGCGTTGGCGATCACAATTTTGCTACTTCGCCGAGCACGGCGCAGGTTTGGCACTGGATCGGCACCACCAACAGCGCCAACCGAGTGATCTACGTCACCATCTCGCTCGGCACAGGCACGGCCACGGGAGGCAACTATGTGAATCGTCCGCCGTATGACCCGCTTTATCAGGCTGCCACAAATTATATTCAGGCTATCGGTGGTTCATTGCCCCGGCCCGCGTGGGGTTCACAAGGAGTGCTCGCGGCAGTGCGTGGCACAAATCAATTCTTTGCCGGAAAGCGTGTCTTCAGCTTCTCCGCCGCAGGCACGAACAACATCAACTCAGGGAACGGGAACAACACGTTCTACACTGGCAGCGGCAATCAATTCTATCTGACTTCCACGCTGACAACTGGCGAATGGGACAGCTACGTCAACGGGTTATTTGACCAAGTGCCGATGATTACGCAGGCGGGTGCAACCGTCCGGCGCGACGGCGACAAGATGACTGGCAAGCTGGCGATTGGCGTCAGCAGCACAAACGCTCTGTCAGTTGGTACGAATACACTGATCGTGGATACGGTGACCAACAAGGTGATGATTGGCGAGGCCCGCGACGGGGCGAACAACCCCATCATCAACGCCCGCGTGGAAATCATCGGCAGCAATGCGACGGCCACGGTAGAAACCGAAGTAATGCAGCAATACTCTCGTTCCACTGGGGCAGGCGTTTCCTTCGCGCAAGGCGTTCGTGTCACCCTAGGCCGTTACAAGACTCCAACCTCTTTTAGTGGCGATACGGCGTTCTATTTTGAAGTCAAAACCGACAATTCAAGCCTGCTGGGTAGCGGCGCCACATGGCAGAAGGTTATCGGCATGCGCGCCGATGGGGCGGCGTTGCTCGGGCCGAATCAATTACTAATTCAACGCGGCAGCGGCAGTCCGGAATCAGTTGTGACCGCTCCGGTTGGCTCGATGTATCTCCGCGAGAATGGCGGCGCCTCGACGACGTTTTACATCAAAGAGTCAGGGGCTGGTAACACGGGTTGGATTGCGAAATGAACGCACCGAGATACAATCACATCATGAAAACCCAATCGCTCAGCTTTATCATCGGCCTCATCATCGGCATCGGCGCGCATACGGCATTCAGCCCAACGCCGCATCCAAACTCCACTTGGAAGGACACGTTTTGGCGCAAGGCGGACACCGGTGCTCAGGTGATGTCCGAACCGGATGCGCAAGGTTTCATCGTGTGCGAGTTTCCGTATATCGGCGAATCTGGGATCGGCACAAATTGGGTCAATCCTGACGGCACTCTTGGATTCCGCATCCGCACAAACGATCTGAAATTCCAATACCTGCAACATCATTTAGCCCAGCCATCGTTGCCGTGACCTCTCCCAATCCCAAAACCATCCCGCCGGGCGGCACGGTCAATGTGCTGTTGCAGGAGCGTTTGCGGGCGGCGTGTCGGTTGGGGCGGCAGCATGGCGGGCATGAACCCATGAATTTGCCGCCGCTCCGCAAATCAGGTGAGCGGTTGACGTTGGTCGAGATGGAACGGCAGGCGATCTTGCAGGCGGTGGATGCGCATGACGGCAATTACACCAAGGCGGCCCGGCAATTGGGTTGTTCCCGCGGGAAAATCTTCAATCACATGGCGGCGATGGGCCTGACGAAATCCAGCAAGATTATCCGGCTCGCGGCGTGTGCGGTGTTGTTGGCGCTGGCGGCGGGTTGCATTGCGCCGGCAAATGGGCCGACGCCAGTCGCGGCGACTGCGCCGGTTGCTCCGGTGGTGGTGCAGAGTTTCCCGGCATTGCCCACGCGGTCGGTGAGTCAGTCGGTGATTGCCCCGGAGCCGCGCGGCATGGCGATTGATTTTGCCTGGGATGGCGTGAGCGGGCCGGCGACGTATCGGGTTTACGCCTCGACCAATCAACTGGACTGGCGACTCGTGGCGGAAACGACAAACACGAGTTGCCGGGTGACTAATTTATTTTTGCCGCAGTCGTTCGTCTGTCGGGCGGTGGTCTCGGGCGAGGAAAGTGTGGATTCAAACCGGGTGGTGTTGCTGGGGCTGGATACGGTGGTGACGATCACGGCGGAGGCATCGCCGGACCTGAATGATTGGAAACCGTATGCGACGATTTTCACGGGCACGAACCCGCCGGGGATGAGTTTCTTTCGCACGGTGGCGACCCGGACCAGCCAATTCAAAATTGAATGAAAGAGGTAAAATCGTGGCATCTAGTTTTAACCGCGTTGATTGCGATTATCTCGCCGATCGTGACGATCACGCTGTGGGCGGGCGAAATGAAATCGGACGTGCGCAATCACGAGAAGGTGTTGGCCGTGGTGGTATCGGACATCAAGCGGATGGATAACGATGGGCCGGCGATCTGGCGGAACACGATGCGCTTTTCTGACGAGCAGGCGAAGGAACTGAAGCGCGATGTGGAGTCCGTCAAGAACGAAGTGCAAGCGCAACGGCAAATTTTAATCCGAATCGAACAGCAGTTAAAACCGTAACGGGAATTAAGCCGAAACTCACAAACTCAAAAATATGAAACTGAATTGGTCACACTGGTTTTACACCTTGCTCAAAACGGTCATCGGCGGCGCGGCAGCCACCGGTAGCGCCTGGCTTGGCACCCTCATCGGGAATCAGGTCGATGGCGCCATCCCTGTTCTGCAATTTAATCAGCTTTGGTCGGTGCTGTTTTCCAGCACGCTGTTTAATCTGTTGTTCTTCTTGAAGCAATCTCCGTTGCCAGAGGATGAGGACAAAGGCGGGAATAACTTGTTCAGCGTCTTGCTGGTGCTTTGTGGGTTTCTGAGTTTCGGCTTGATGGGGTGCAGCACGCCACAGAAGCCACCGACGCCGACGGAGCAAAAGTATTTCGAGATTCGTACAAATACGGTTGAGGTGGTGCAGTTGGTTACGAATGTGCTACCCGCGACGGCGACAACGGTCGCGGCGGTGCGCGTTGAGCCGGTGACAAATCGGGTGGAGCAATATGAGTTTGTTCCGAATGCCAACGCGCAGTTGGTGGCATCGACCGGGGCGGCGGTGGGAAATATCTGGGGCGTTGGCGGCGCGGTCGGCGGGGCAATTCTTGGCGTGTTTTCGTTGTGGGGACTGTTCCGGAGTCGCAAGGCGGCCGGCCAGTGCGGAGGAACTGGCGCAGATCGTGGAGACGGGGCGGCAGATTCTCCTGAGTCTGCCGGATGGGGCGAAATACGACGCGGCGTGGAAAGCGTGGATGGTGAAGCATCAAGCCGAAACGCAGACGATTGCCCAGGGAGTCAGTTGGTGGCGTTGGCCGTCGATAACGACAAGGCCAAGGGCGCGGCGCAGACGATTGTGAATTTGATTCAAGCGCAACCGAAATGAAAAGCCGATTGCGCGAGATTTTGGCGAGTGGCGTGGCG